CCCATAGCCATAGATGATACAGCAAATCCTGCGCCTGTAGATTGATCACCAAGTTCATATTGTTTTTCCATCAATGTTGTTGCAGCATTAATTAAATTCTTACTTGGTTCATCAGCTTTATTTAAATCTTGATATAATTTTAATATTTGTAGTTCAGCTTTACTAACAGCTAAGTTATTAGCATGTGCAGCTAGTGCATCTTTCTTTGCTTTCTTTTTAACTTTCATACCTTCAAACAATACACTAGTAACATCACCACCATTCTTAGCTTCCATGTGCATAGCTAATGCAGTTTGGAATCCTGGTGTATCTAGTTTATCCATAAAGCCATTAATAGCTCCTGTAAGTTTATCTGTTTTAGTATCATCCTTTGTACCAATAGCTTCAGTAAGAAGATTACTTACAGCAGATATTTCTCCAGTACTATTAGTAGCTTTACTTGTACCATTTATAATAGTATTAACATCAGACTGTGACGCATCAGTAAGTTTACCAACATCAACATCTTTTTCAAATTTACCTCTAATTGCTTCAGGATCAAGTGGTGGTAAGTCTACTACTTTTTGCATATAAGGTGCTAAAAAGTTAGCAGTGCTTTTAGCCCAACCACCTATTAAACTACTTTCTTCTGCATTTGTTGATAGACTTGGTGTATCAAATGTAGTATCTCGTTTTTCCATTTCAGCACGAATTTCTTTTTCAGTACCTATTTTTAAACCACCACCTAATTGTGGAGTTCTACCTTTTTCATCTGCTAAAAAGTTTGATACTGGCACAGCTACTTTATCAGCTATTAAATTTAAACCTTTATTTAATAAAGTTTTACCACCTTCGATACCATACTTACCAACTCTTTCAACATCACCAACCAAACCACGAGTTGCTTCTCCTAATGGAGTAGACATAAAATTATAACCTTGTGGATCAGGATAGTTACCTACTTGTACTAAATTACCTTTAGCATCAAAAGCCATTTGTGGTTGTAAACCTTTGTTTCTAACATCATAGTTAGGATCATAAATACTTTCTAAATTTTGGTTTATTAAACCCATACCTGGTTTCATTTGTACCATAATAATCTCCTATAATAATCCCATTAATCCAGCGATACCACCAGCAGCAGTACCAAAACCAGGCATTAATTTTGAACCTAGCAGAGCTCCTGTCATACCTGATAGTAATGGACTAGCATCTGGTTGATAATTAGAACCTGCATAACCCATACCAGCAATAGGATTAACCATTTGTGAATAAGCAGCAAGTCTAGCATATGGACTTTGTTGTTCAAAATTGTATCTATTCATTTGATCTTGCATCTGTCTACCAGCAAGTTCTTCATAAGCACTACCAACACCACCTAGTCCAGATATACCTCCAGCTATTCTTTGATCCATAGCTGATTGCATTCCTGGTAAAGCACTAGCACCAGTCATTCTTCTTCCAAATGCAGACTCTCTAGCTTGTTGTCCTCGTGCTATATCTGCTTGAGATGCACGATTTAATCTAGCTAATTGAGATTCACCAGCTTGTTGTTGACGAGTAATATCTCCAGTACGAGCTTGTTGTTGTCTACCAATATCAGTCATTTGAGCTTGTTGAAATCTATTTAAATCAGCTTCATAAGAACCTAAAGCTCTTTGTCTTTCTGCTTCGGCAGCAGATTGTGCAATAGGTGCATATTGTTGTGTAAAGCCTCTAGCAACTGCTTGTTGTGCGCCTGGACTACCACCAGTTCTACCCATACTACCAAACTGTGATTGTACATTACCCATTACATCACTAGCAATAGTGCTTCTAACATCACTTAAATAATCTGCACCAGGTTGTAATGCATTATATGCAGGTCCACCAGCATATCCTGTTCTACCTGTGTAAGCATCACGACCAGTATAAGAACTACCCATTCCCATACCTAAGTTAGGACCAGCATAAGCATTACCCATAGCTCCTGTAGCTGCATCACTAAATGTACCAGCAGCTGTATTATATAAATTAGATCCACCCATTTGATCAAACGCTTGAGCTTCAGTTAAGTTCAATGCTTGTTGAGTTTGTGGTGCAAATGGCACAACAGTTGATGATGGGAAGTAAGATCTACCTACGTCACTTTCATATATGTTTTCTGCTTGTTGTAGTATATCTTCTAAATATGGTTCCGTTGGTGCATATGGAATTACTTCGCCAGATGTTTGGGTAGTACCGCCTCCTGATGACATATATTATTTCTCCAATTTCTTTTCTAATAAATAGTGTGTTATTTTATAATCTTGTTCTTTAAGTAGTCTAGACCAGCCTGGTCGAGCATATGTTTCAATATGTGTACAACCATTTTGTTTAGCCCAATCTTCTACTAATGGCATTTTATCTTGCCATTGTTTTCTATTGCGACCAGTTACAATAAATATATTTAGAGCTTTACTATTAGTTCTTTGTAATATCTTAGTAACTCCACAACCTTGAAAGTTTTGTTTCTTATTTAAATTCCACAAAACCCACAGTTGCATTTTGCCTTCTAATAAATCATTATAGATATCATCTACAATAAAATGATTACCAGAATATTTTAATGCTTTATCTATTGCATCTTGTACAATAGGAAAAACTTCTTTAATATTTTCTTTAGGTACGTATACAGGTGTTGTCATGTAATTTCTAAATAACTTGTTATAACGTGTAGTCTATTTGCAGTTGCAGCAGTAGCTTTAAGTATATCAGATTCACTTAATACTAATGTAGCATTATGTCCACCCATACCTTGTATAGTAGATTTAGCTCCAACAAAAGTATCTTTTAAAAACTGAAAAGTATCATCTCCATTTACTATAGTTAATGATATACTATCATCATTGTTACTATCTTCGCAAATAATAATAGATTTTATAATAATAGTAGAACCTTCAGCTACAGTAATTAATGCAGTAGCATTAGTAGTAGTAAGATCTACTTTAGAATTTTTGTAGGTATGAGCCATTACTCAACACTTTCTTTAAAGCCATCACTAAGTTTTTTCCAAAATTCGTCTAATGGATTATGTTCACAGTTAGCACATTTACAAGAAACACAGACACCACCATTACCACAATGACAACTATGTTCACAATTTCTGCATTGATCTACGTCAGAAACCATGCAGCTACCTCTTGATTTTCTACATTATGATATCGTACTAATTGATTTACAACATCTTCAGATACAAGTTGAAATTCATATTGAGCTAATAAAGCTCCTTCTAAAGTATAAGCAGGATAGTTATAAAGATATTCTAAGTTTTGTTTACTAGCCATTACCAACTACCTTGCTTACCATATGCTTCACGTGCATCATCTGCTTTACCAAATCCAACACCACCAACACTACTTTTTGCTTTACCTTTACCTTCACCTTTATTACCTTTATAAGAACCAGCAGGTAAAGATAATGGATCAGCAGTTTTATTTAAAGAAAGATTTACTTCTTTAGTAACTTCTGGATCAGGTGTAAAACCTTTATTAAGACCAGTAGGTTTATTACCACCAAATGCAGTATCTTTAGTTGGATCATAACCTCCTAAAGGACCTGGTTTTGATCCACCAGTAGCTGCATTAAAATCTTGAGCAGTAACTTCTCCACCTAAAGGTCCTTTATCAGGACTAAAGAATCCAGTAACTGAATCTACTATACCACTAGCAAAATCTCCTAGTATATTTGCATCTTCACCATAAGGACTTGCAGCATACTTTGGATTGTTATAACCAATATAAGCACCAAGTAAATTAGGATTATAAGATGGTTCTGGTTCTGGTTTACCAAATCTAAATCCATCTCTACCACCACCACGTTCTCGTTCTTGTGTAGTTGTGCCTACTAATCCAGTAACAGGATCTACAGGTATTACATCTGCATAACCAGGATCACCATAATCTACATCTTGATCATAAACACCAGAGCCTACAGTACCTCCACCCATCTCAATACCTTGATTGATAGCTTCAGTAGTTGGTGTTTCGAATACAGGTATACCAGTGTTTGGATCTATTCTAAATTGATTTTGTCCTATAAAACCAGAAGGAGTATCAATATATTGTTGTTGTTCTATAGGTATATTACCAAAATAATTAGGACTAGTAATAGAGTTAGTACCTTTATCTTGTGCATTTAATAAAGAATTAACTGCAGATGGATTAGTTCCTGCTAATCTTCCATAACTTAAGTTTCTATACTTTGCTACTAAATCGTCAAACTGTGCCATTATCTATAACCTTCTTTGATTGCTTCTATATCTATACCTTGTGCATCTGACCACGTGGTAGCTGCAGGTATAGTTAAGTTAAATTTAAAATATCTTGCTGATTTATGAAAAGGCATTGTACCTGTAGCATGCATACTAGAGGCAGCAGTATTAGCAACAGTATCAGCAACTCTGTTTCTAAAACTTAATGTTCCTGTAGCAGCAGTAGTATCTACAATAGGTCTTACATTAGTAACTAATGATCTACTGTTTTTTGCAAATTCTTGTTCTGCTGTACCTATCTCTGCTTCTAATGCATCTCCACCAAATGATCCTAGTTTATGATTTGTATCTACAGCACCTAATGTTCTTAAGCCACCAATAAATACAGCACTGTCTAGTGATACTGTTATTGCATCTAAATCATTTGTACCTGATGTAGGATAGTCATCTAGTTCTTCTAAAGTAAATCCAGGAGAAAGATAATCAATAATAATTTCATGTTCTAATTCTACAATAGACCATCTTTGACTAGCTATATGATATATTAATATTTTATCATTATGAGTACCAGAGTTACTACCAGTAGCAGATGGATAAGACCACATAACTAATTTGTTTTCATGATCATATGATGCTCTTACTCGTTCTCTTAATGCAAACTTAAGATCATTATAAAAGAAACGATCTACTTTATTTGCACCTATAGGTTTAGAACTAGAACCATCAGTAACATAAAATCCATCTTCAGATAGATAATATACTAGGTTACCTACTTGTATTATATTCTTACCTTGTACAGCTCCTCTATTATCTTCTATTCTTCTAAAAGAAAATACTACATTACCACCACGATAATCCATTCTAGTAATACGATCTTCTTGAAATATTAAACCAAACTGTCCACCAGTAACTCCTGTAATAACTCCGCCTTCAGGTAATACTTCAGAGTCAGATTGATTAACTCCTGCTACCCATGCAGTAGGTGTATTAAAACTAGACCATTGTACTTTGTTTTGTGCAGTAGGTTGAAATCCTGTAACTAAAAAATTACCAACAACAGCAGCATGTCTAAATACTGGAGGTGATCCAGCTAATGCAGCAAAGTCAGTTGATGAATCTAAAGTCCATGCTTGAGCAGCATCATCACCATTAAAGGCAATAATTACTTCACCAAACCTTACAAAATCCCAATAGGACTCAGCAGGAAAACTAAAAGTAGTACCGCCACTTTCATCTACAAAAGCATTAGATGTTATTTTGTATAACTTAGTAGCATCACCAGCAAAGATAGATACTACACCACTATCAGATTTAAATGCTTTACCACCTTGGCATCTAGCTGTAGTTCCATTACTTGTAGTAGCAGCTATATTTTGAAATGGTCTATAACTGTTTACTGCAGGAAATACATTTCGTGCTTGTGTAGCACCAGGATTAACATGTTCTGGTAAGTCTGGTAGCCATTCTCCAAAAGGTAACTGCATTATTTTACGTTATCTAAATGATTAATATTAATACCTGATCTTTGAATTAAAGGTGAACCATTGTATTTATCTAAAGCATCTGCATCTTCTGCTTGTTTAATTGCAGCTTCATACTGACTTTTAAATTGTATTACAGTTTGTTGGTCCATGCCTCTAATAAATGTTGATGCATAATATAATGCACCATATAAATATATATCAGGAAACTTTGTTAAAATAGTATTAGTTGTAGTTGTACTATCAATACTATCAAAGGCTTTATAAAAAACTATTCTTGCTGTGTAAGTACTGTCTGGTGCAGGACTAAATC